GTGGGTTCATGTATAGCAGCCATACGACATAGGCTGAAGTAATCCACGATTTCCCTACACCCCGGAAAGCTTCTACGATGATACGCTTCTCACCATTCTGGATGTGTTTAGCTATGTCGTATTGTACTGGTGTAGGGTCTGGGAGGTTCAGGTGTTGCCAACAGACGAACAAGAATTTGCGGAAGTCGCTTAGAGGGTCTTTGTCTATTGGCACACCGAGTGATGTACGATCTGTGAACATATATTAGTGGCGCATTTCTGATGCGTCTGCATCATCATCGTTAAAGTTAGGTAGGGTAGCTACAAGGTCACCGAGGGGTGAGTTGTCTGCAGGTATACCTTCGATGTGGTTATCCTTCAGGAACTGACGGGCTACGTTCAGGTCCGATGATTTAGCTTCAGGGTCTTTGACGCGAAGCAGGAGGTTTTCTGCAAGTGTCTTATGCAGAAGCTCCATCATTTCTTTTTCTGTCATTTCGCTGCACCTTTGTATTTCTCAAATGTTCTCATACCGCCGAGGCCTAAAAGACTAAGCACTAGGGTAATGAGTTGTTCCGCCTGTAACTGCGGGAGTTCTGCGGGTAGCTTTAGGTATGCGTTAATAAGACCTGCAAATGGTAAGACTAGGAACTGATACCCCAAGCCAAGGGCAGCGACCCAGCCGATAGCTGGACGCCACCCAGCCACAAACACTGATCGATGCTTGGCACCTTCAATGTTTGCGACTGCTTGGAGCATGTGAGGTTGCTGCATTAGTGTTGCTAGTTTTAACTTAGCAGCTTCACGCTCTTCATCACTTGTGAATAGTTCGTCTAAACCTTTTGCAAGCCCATCGACAATACCGCCGAGTGGGTTGAGGTTCATAATGTTTCCTTACGGTTTGGCTAATATGGAGGCACCCCATAAGAGGGCTGCGGTTCCAACGCTAAATAAAATTACTGCTGTCACTATGGAGAGGATGTAGAATATTTTATCTCGTTTTGCGGCTTGTGCCTCTAACGCTTCCTTTCGGCGTTTACGGGCAGCCGCTTGTTCACGGACTACAGTATCCCACATCCCCGGAGGTCCAAATAGTTGGCAAATCGACCGCAGTTCGGACATCGCTTCTTTATGCGCCATCTTAGCTTGGGCAATAGCAAAACCCTCACTTTCCGTAGAAGTAAGGCGACCAAGTGGGCCTTTATGCTTGCCCTTTTCTGCGATGTTAATATCGGCCTCTAGTTTCGCAAGTTTACCAAAGGCTGGCATTAGACTGTTAAGGTCTTTACCAGCTTTCACTGCACTACTTATGCTCTTGGAAATAGTGCCAACGGCACCGGCTAAAGCCAATACTTCAATCATTAATAAATTCCTTTGGGCAAAAATAAGATGGGGATACTGCCCAGACACGGTTGTACCAACCACCGTTCATAGGGGCATCACAGGCGTAGTAACACTTCTTGTGGAACCAGCTGCCTCTGCCATTGATGAACGCATGGGAGTACCCAACGAACACCAATGTACAGAGCATGGTTAATCCGCAGCCATCTTCTCGACAGCACCGCGAATGTGTTGGATGTTGGTATCGATACGGGCCATGCTTACCGCTTGGCTCTGCACCATGTCTTCGACCTTAGTCACACGCTCCGAGAACGAGATGAGTTTCTCAGTGTTCTTCTGAATATCTGACATCATCATGGAGACTGTCCAGACGATTGCAGCTGCTTGTGTTACTAGGCCAAAGAGGAGAGTTGCGGGTACACTTTTGGATAAGTGCCAACCTTCTTCTCTTGTGGGCATCACTCAGGCTTAGTCGGCCATGTGATGTCGGTTGGGAAGCCAGCTTGTTGAGGTACATCTCTGAGCAAAGAACGATAAGACGCCCATACAGACTGATCGACCGGAGCATCAGCTACTTGTGTCCAATCAGAGGATGAGAGCAAGACATCACGTTTAGCTCTAGCTTCAACAGCGGCGTCTACTGGTTCCGGCTCAGGTTCTACCTCTACGACAGGTGTGACTACTGCCCAGCTACCGTCTGCCCACTGAGCCAGTTGACCCTCTGTCAGCGTAGGTGGTGCATCAGTTACACAGCCTGCAGGTATCAGGTAGTTTGTTTCGTCCATAGGGTCTACTTCAGCAACGGTTGCATTTACATAGAAGCCCTCATGGTCTGTTTGATATACGTTCATGGTAACTCCTTAATATTTGATGCAAGCCAAGAGGGCTCTGTTACGTGGACGGGTTTCTGAGCCACCTGTTGAGCTTGTACTATGGGTTCTGTTTACTGAAGTATTGTCTGCTACATTGGAGCCATTTTCGACACCAGAGCCTATCGCAAATGTGTGAGTGTGGGCTTTAAACTCATCCGCCTGATACGACCCAAAGCTACGTCCACTATCAACACCACGACCGTCATCCCAGCCACGCAAGAACTCACCACGAAGGTCAGGCACGTTAAACGACCCACCAGAGCCACCGAATGTGTAGCCGATAGCTGAGAATAGGGCTGAGTATGTACTTGTGCTCAGTGATGCACCGTTAGCTTTAACGTAACCAGACGGGGCAGAGGAACCTGCGTGGTAAATAACGGAACCCGGAGGGCCAGAACCCGCAGGACCAGTTGGTCCCGTAGCACCTGTAGCACCAGTTGGTCCCGTAGAACCTGTAGCACCCTGTGGTCCTGTAGCACCTGTAGAACCCTGTGGTCCTTGTGGTCCTGTAGAACCCTGTGGTCCTTGTGGCCCTTGTGGTCCTGTAGCACCAGTAGCACCCGCGGCACCTGTAGCACCCGTAGCACCTGTTGGTCCCTGAAGTGCAGCATTAGCGATTGTATGTTTTTCCCATACTCCAGAAGAAACATCGTATACCGGAATTAAATCAGTAGATATGGCATCTGAGCCAGTAGTAAATCCTGTTAAAGCCGCGCCAACATTTGCTGTATCCGTTACGTCAGCACTAGCCTCGATAGCGTTTAGCTTGCTATGGTCAGCGTCAGTGAAGACATTGCTATCTGTAGCTGCCTCAACCAATGAGCGAATTTCAGATGCCGTTTGGTCACCTGTCGCACCTGCCTCGATACCTGCCAGTTTAGTTTCTTCAGCAGTTGTGTAGGATGCTGTAG